GCAACCACTGGTGAAGTTCGTGATGATCGTAAGTTCATGACAATGCTTGAAGACTTTTGGTTGCCCCGTAGAGAAGGCGGTCGTGGCACAGAAATCACCACATTACCCGGTGGACAAAACTTGGGTGAAATGGATGATGTTGATTACTTCCTTAAGAAACTTTACAAAGCACTGAATGTTCCATCATCTCGTATCGAACAGGACAATGCTTTCAACTTGGGTCGTGCGTCTGAGATTACTCGTGACGAACTCAAGTTCTCAAAGTTCATTGCGCGTCTGCGTTATCGGTTTAGCGAATTGTTTCATATTATTCTTGAAAAACAGTTACTTCTTAAAGGTATTATTACCAAACAAGAGTGGCAAGATATTAAAGGTAAAATTTACTACGACTTCCTTGAAGATAACCACTTCTCAGAACTCAAGAATTCCGAGATCATGCGTGAACGTTTGAATACACTCCGTGACATGGATGAGTTTGTTGGTAAGTACTATTCTGCGGAATGGGTACGTAAGAATATCCTCATGCAGACAGAGGACGAGATTGAAGAAATCGATAAACAAATTGCCGCAGAACCCGATGTTTCAGACGAAGAAATGTGACAATTTATAAATAGTTGACAGGAGAATTAGACATGAGCGATTACACAACACAAGATGCAGTAAAGATGGCATTCGATGGAAACGCAGGTGGTTTCCGCAATGCTATCAATGATATTTTAATGGACAAAGTGAAGGATGCAGTTGAATTAAAGAAAATTCAAGTTGCATCAACATTCATGTCTGCTGAAACAGATTCAGAAGAAGAATACGAAATCGAAGGGGACACCGATGGCGATCAAGAAGTTTAGTGCATACATCGAAGAGCAAGCACCTGCTCAGGACTATGTATCACAAAAAGACTCAGATAAAGAAGCAACTGGATATCAACCTCGTGCGAAAGGCGAACAAGATTTTGCAAACATGCATAATGTTCAAAAGACTGACTACGCAATCGCAGGACAAGATCACATCTTCAACGGCACTATCGTAAAAGAAGAGGTAGAGTCCGAAGAAGATGAGGAGTCTGAGTTATCCGACTTGACCGAAGGTAAAGTGATGGATGGTTTAGAAAATATTGTTAAGAACAAGTCTGCAGGTACAGTCAAGTTTGCAAACGGCAAGTCTCTTAAAGTGGACATGACAACTGCTAATGCGATGTTAAACCTATATAAAAAGATCAATGACAAGAACAAGAAAAAGATGGAAGATCAAATTGAAAAGTCTCCGGATGTGTTCATGAAGTTGATGGACTTGGCATTCGGAGGTAAGTAATGAAAGTATTAGGTACTGCGACAGTTCTCGCAACAGCTGCGACTAAGTTTAACACTGCGACTTCTGTTTACGTGTTCAATACCGCAACAACTGCAGGAGTATGCACAGTTCGCAACGCATCAGATGATGCAGATGTCGGAACAGTCTACATTGGTGCAGGACAAGGTGTTGAGATTGCACTAGAACTAGGACAGGGATTGCGAGGTACTACTTCAATGTTTGGTACACAAATCGCAAGTACAGGGTACTAAAATGAAACTGATTACAGAACTCAACGAAGACGTTCAATATATTGCCGAAGCAAAAGAAGATGGCAAGAAGAACTATTTCATCGAAGGTATCTTCATGCAGGGAGATATTAAGAACCGTAATGGTCGCATGTATCCCGCAGAAGTTTTGGACAAAGAAGTAAGACGTTATAACGAATCATATGTATCAAAAAATCGTGCATATGGAGAGTTAGGACATCCTTCAGGACCTACAATTAATTTAGAACGTGTCTCTCACTTAATTACTCAATTGGAACGTGATGGTTCTAATTTTAAAGGACGCGCAAAAATTTTAACTGAAACACCAATGGGCGCAATCGTCAAAGGTATTATGGATGATGGTGGACAGTTAGCGGTATCTTCTCGTGGTATGGGTTCATTGAAACCTAACAAACAAGGTATCGCAGAAGTGCAAAGAGATTTTTATCTTGCAACCGCAGGTGACATTGTTGCAGATCCGTCTGCGCCAGATGCATTTGTTAATGGCATCATGGAAGGTAAAGAATGGGTTTGGGACAATGGTCTCATCAAAGAAGCTTCTATCGCAGATTACAAAGAAGAGATTGCAAAGACTTCTAGTCGCGATCTAGAAGAAGCAAAGTTGCGAGTTTTTAAAGATTTTCTATCGAAAATTTAAGTTTTATAAATACTCTATAAATGACTAAACCGAAGGGAGAAAACAACATGTCCGATCAAGAACTGGAAATGTTGGAACAGGAAGAACAACAGCAAGAGATCGAAGAAGCGAAAAAAGCATCTTTCGGAGATCCTTCTGAAGTACCTGATCCAGAAACAAAAAATGCAAAAGCACCAGGCGGTGACGGAGCACCTACAGATAAGAATGCGAATCCTCGCACTTCTAAGACTGCAGTGCCTAAAACCAAAGTTGCTTTAATGGCATCTATTCAACAGGCAGTGTCCGGTATGAATAAAACTGAGATGTTGAAAGCATATAAAAGTGTAATGGGCGAAGAAGTAGAAGAAGATCAGTCAGAGACTACAACTTCTATCAAAGAAATTAAACAAATCTCTGCTGAAGAAGTAGATGTTGCAGAAGATGTTGCGGCAATGTTCGCAGGTGAAGACCTGAGTGAAGACTTCACTTCAAAAGCAACTACTATCTTTGAAGCAGCAGTTGTCTCAAAGGTCAACGAGATTCTGGAAACAGTAACTATTGATCTTGAAGCAGAACTGGAATCAGAGAAAGAAGAAATTATCGAGTCAATGACTTCACGTCTCGACGACTACATGGAATATGTTGTTGAAGAGTGGATGAAAGAAAACGAACTCGCAGTTGAACAAGGCATCAAAGCAGAAATTGCTGAGAACTTCATGGTAGGTTTGCGTAATCTGTTTGCTGAATCGTACATCGATATTCCAGAAGAGAAAGCAGATCTTGTAGATGAACTCGCATCTAAAGTTGCTGAACTGGAAGAACAAGTCAACGAAGAAGTCGAAAAGAACATCACAACCCGTAAAGAATTAGCAGAAGCAAAGAAGTCTGTGGTCCTGCGTGATGTATGTGAAGATCTGACTGAATCTCAGATAGTTAAGATGAAATCTCTCGCTGAAGGCGTTGAGTTTGATTCTACTGAAGATTATGCGAAGAAGTTAGAGACTATCAAAGAAAACTACTTCCCACAAGAAGAAGTTATCTCTGAAGACACTTCTGTTGATGCGGAACCAGTAGAACTGGAAGAAGAAACTGAAGTTCGGGTTGATCCTGAGATGAAAGCATACATGGATGCTATCTCACGTTCAATTAAGAAGTAAGATTTTATAAATACAATTAGGTAAATAAAAACCGAAAGGAGAAACTATAATGTCAACTGATGCTCTTATTCAAAAGTGGCAACCAGTTCTTGAGCATGCTGACCTTGAACCGATCAAGGATTCGCACAAGCGTTCTGTAACCGCTCAACTTCTGGAAAACCAAATGCAATCTGCTCGTGAGCAGGCTGTACAGCAAGGTGGCGCACACGGCGTAACGCTGTTGGGAGAAGCTGCACCAACTAACGCAATGGGTGCTTCGTCATCTGTAGCAGGTGATGGTGCTATTGATACATTCGATCCAGTATTGATTTCACTGGTTCGTCGTTCAATGCCTAACTTGATTGCATATGATATCGCTGGTGTTCAACCAATGACTGGTCCTACTGGACTGATCTTTGCAATGCGTTCACGTTACACTAACCAAACTGGAACTGAAGCACTCTTCAACGAAGCAGATGCGTCATTCTCAGGTAACACATTCGCGGCAAACGCTACTCAATCTAACACTCAGATTGGTACTGATCCTAATGACCGTGGAACTATCGTTCAAGAAGGTCGCCAGTATAATGTTCATTCTGGTATGTCTACTCAAGAAGCAGAACGCCTTGGCGGAACAGGTCATCCTCAATTCGCGGAAATGGCATTCTCGATTGAGAAAGTCGCAGTAACCGCCGTTACTCGCGCATTGAAGGCAGAATACACAATGGAACTTGCACAAGACTTGAAAGCAATCCACGGTTTGGATGCGGAACAAGAATTGTCAAACATTCTGTCTGCTGAAATTCTTGCGGAAATTAACCGCGAAGTTGTTCGTACTATCAACTACTCTGCAGTTGCTGGTGCTACTAAGAACACTACAACTTCTGGTACTTTCGACTTGGATACAGATTCAAACGGTCGTTGGTCTGTTGAGAAGTTCAAGGGTCTTATGTTCCAGATCGAACGTGATGCAAACGAAATCGCGAAGGCAACTCGTCGCGGTAAGGGTAACATCATGATCACTTCTTCTGACGTTGCTTCTGCACTTCAGATGGCTGGTGTTCTTGATTATACTCCTGCATTGAACAACAACCTTCAGGTTGATGACACTGGTAACACATTCGCAGGTGTTTTGAACGGTCGTATCCGCGTTTACATCGATCCATATTTCTCTGATGCAACCAATAACTACTACACAATTGGTTACAAGGGATCTAACTCATTCGATGCGGGTCTGTTCTACTGTCCATACGTACCACTCCAGATGGTTCGTGCGGTTGGTGAGAATACCTTCCAACCTAAGATCGGGTTCAAGACTCGTTACGGTATGGTTGCAAACCCATTTGCGACTAACGACGGTAACGGTGTTGCTGCTCGTTTGGGTACTGGAGACGGTAACAAGTACTACCGCCTCGTTAAGGTTACAAACCTTATGTAATAAAAAGACTGACTTTAGTCAGCGAATTGAGGGGACGCAATGTCCCCTCTTTTTTGCCTTATAAATAGTACATCTTATTGAGGATCTATTATGGCAGATGATTTTTCACAACCATCCAACAAAAGTTTTTTAAGTCCACAGGGATTTCGGTTTAACATCCAACGATTGCCTCACGTAAATTACTTTTGCACAACTGCAAGTGTTCCTGACATTACAATGGGACAAATTGACACCGTAGATAACACCTTTATCAAACTTCCCGTTCCAGGCGATAAGTTGGTATTTGGACTTCTTAATCTAAGATTTCGTGTAGACGAAGACATGAAGAATTTTCTTGAGGTTTATAATTGGTTGATAGGATTAGGTTATCCCGACAACTTTGAACAACGTGCAAATATCTCAAAAGGCATTCAAAACGTCGGTGAAGTGTACTCGGATGGATCTCTGATGATTATGACTTCAAACTATCAACCAAACATTGAAGCCAAATTTATTGACATGTACCCAGTATCATTATCGTCTGTCGATTTTAATATCGAACAAACGGACGTAACATATCTACAAGCAGATGTCAACTTTGCGTATCGTAAGTATGAATTGACAACACTTTCATAGTCTGTTATACTTAATATTATTTTACCTGTGGATTTATTATGAAAATTGAAGACATTGTATCCGAATGGGACAAAGACTGTCGCATAGATGAGACTGAGTTGGGCGAGGAGTCTACAAAGATTCCTGTCATTCACAACAAGTATCTCAAAATCTATATGGGAGAAAACGCGCAGTTAAAGCGAATGTTCGCACAACGCAATAAGCGAAAAAGACTTCTTACTGAATACTACCTTGGTGAATTGGATCAAGATGAGTTAGAAGAGTTGGGACGCGATCAGTTCTACAAGAAAATCCTCAAGAACGAAGTAGATACATATATTGAGTCTGATGATGACTTCATCGAACTAAATCTCAAATTAGCACTTCAACAAGAGAAGGTCAACTATCTTGAAGCAATTCTCAAGAGTATCAACAATCGTGGGTTCCAAATTAAAAATGCAATCGATTGGTTAAGATTTACGAATGGATAGAATTGACATCCTTCCAAAGGATGAGGTGAACGTAAAGATCGAGTGTGACAGAGGGTTAGGACAAGAACTCTCTGACTACTTTACATTTGAGGTTCCTGGCGCTAAGTTTATGCCTTCATATAAAAATCGCATGTGGGATGGTAAAATACGATTGTTCAATACTGCGAGTCATACACTCTACAAGGGTCTCGTTGCTCGTGTCAAAAAGTTTTGCCAAGATAGGGACTATGAATGTGTCGTACATGGGGGACTCGATCATGTGAATGACATCTCTCTTAATGAGTTGGAAGAACTGTTCAAAGGTAAGTACATCCCCAGAGATTACCAACTCAGAGCAATTGCTCATGCCTTGCGTGTTCATCGTGCGTTAATCCTCTCACCTACTGCTTCTGGTAAATCATTCATCATTTATTGTATTTTAAAATACCTTATTACAAAAAATAAATGCAAAAAAGCATTGCTGATTGTTCCTACTACTTCTTTAGTGCATCAAATGAATACAGATTTTAAAGAGTATTCTGAAGAACTACAGTTCTATTATACACATCTCATCATGGAAGGTCAAGATAAAAATAATTCTGATGCAAATATTTTTATCAGCACATGGCAGTCAATCTATAAGCAACCCAAGAAGTGGTTTGATCAGTTTGATGTAGTAATAGGTGACGAAGCTCATCAATTCAAAGCAACTTCTCTTACCAAAATCATGACTAAACTTGATAATTGTAAATGGAGATTTGGTTTAACTGGAACACTTGATGGTACACATACTAATAAGTTGGTATTAGAAGGTCTGTTCGGACCAGTGATGAAAGTCGTGCAAACTAAAGAACTCATTGATCAAGGAACTCTTTCTAATTTTAGAATAAAGTGTTTGGTATTGAAATATCCTGAAACAACCTGCAAGCAAATGAAACAATCTAACTATCAGGATGAAATTTCTTTTTTGATAGATAATGATTATCGGAATAAATTTATAAAAAATCTTGCAGTCACTAGAACTGGAAACACTCTTATTTTATACCAAATGGTTGAAAAACATGGAGAATTGTTGTATAATTTAATATCAGCATCCGATAAAGATGTGTATTTTGTTCATGGGGGAATCGATGCAGGTACCAGAGAAAACATTCGTCATAGGGTTGAAGAGTCGTTCGGATCCATTATTGTTGCGTCTTATGGAACCTTTAGTACGGGAGTCAATATTCGTAACTTGCATAATGTTATATTTGCTTCCCCCTCTAAGTCTCGTGTTCGTAATCTTCAGTCGATAGGTCGAGCACTGCGCAAGAGTGATAGTAAAGAATGTGCGACATTATATGATATATC